GAGGTACTGCAACTTTAGACGAATCTAAAGTAAGTATAATAGTAACAACTTCAGGTTTAGCAGCAGGTCAAGAGCCAATTGCACACAGCACATCAGCTTCAGTTTCATTTAATATGGATTTGAGAGATACTACTACAAAAGATAGTGGTGGTTATCAAGACAATTTAGGTGGACTAAAATCATTTGAATTATCTACGGATGCTTTATTCGATTTAACTGCTGATTTAGACTTTCAAGAGTTCTTTAATGATTTAAAGAATAGAACTTTAGTCACAGTAAGGTTCGCAGAGAGAACTTCAGGTAGATATTATCAAGGTTCTGCTTTTGTTACAAGTCTTTCTATGGATGCAGGAGTCGAAGAGAATGTGACTTACTCTGTAACATTCACAGGTACAAGTACAGCAATAACAGCTACATATTAATAATTAATAAGCATAAAATGAAAAAGGTAGAATTAGGTGGTCAGTTAAGACCTATTAGGTTTAGTTACTTATGTTTAAAGCAAATTTGCAACAAGTTAGGTTTAAAACTAAACGAATTAAATAAGTTAGGAACTGAGATAGACCACATTGGAGTTATCGCTTACTTTGGTTTGAAGTACGGAGCTAAAAAGAACGGAGAGAAGTTTAATTACAAAATATCTGATATTGAAGATTGGATAGATAATGAAGAGTTCTCTAAGATAAATGAAATATTTGAATCGTTCCAATTAGACCAACCTCAAGAAGAGGGAAAGTAGTAAAGGGTGAGGAAGTTGATGATGATGGTGAGGATATTGATTGGGATAAACTCGAACAGATAGGATTAGGAATGATGGGGTTATCGTATGATGAGTTATATGAATTAACCCCTCGTTCTTTTAATAATAAGTTAAAGGGATTCTCTGACCATTACAATCAATCAAATCAAGACTCTTGGGAGCGAACAAGAACTATTATGATTGCTTGCTTAATGCCTCACTCTAAAAAGAAACTAAGACCTACTGATGTATTACCTTTTCCTTGGGATAATAAAAATAAACCAAAGAAAGAGATAGCCTCAAAAGAACATATAAGAAAAGTTCTTGAAAAATACAAAAAAACTAATTTTAATAAATTATAAGTAATGGGTGCATCTGTAAAAACCATATCGATAATTGTAGCAGCCAATATTAAAGGGCTAGAAGTTGGATTAGGTAAAGCGAACAAGTCGTTAGCTAAATTCGCTTCAGGAGCAGCTCGTATGGGTTCTCTTTTATCGTTTGGTGTCACAGCACCTCTAACTGCTTTAGGTAAATCAGCCTTCGATACATTCTCTAAGTTTGAGAATGGTATGATGAAGGTTAATACTGTTACTGGTGCTACTGTAGGCGAGTTTAAAATGCTTACAGACGAAGCTAAACGACTAGGTGCTACTACACAATTTACTGCACTTCAAGTTGCTGACCTTCAATTAGTATTAGGTCGTAAAGGTTTCGACCCGACTGCTATTAAAAATATGGAGAAATCTATATTAGACTTAGCATTAGCAACGGGAGAAGATTTATCTCTTGCAGCCGATGTCGTTGCATCTTCAATAAACGCTTTTCAATTAGAATCAAGCGATGCAGCAAGTGTAGCAAATACTTTAGCATCAGCAGCAGCAAATTCATCTGTACAACTTAGCACATTCTCGACTGCTTTCGGTCACGCAGGGGCATCAGCCAACGCTGTAGGAGTGGAATTAGAAGAACTATCAGCGATGATGGGTGTTCTAATGGATAATGGTATCAAAGCATCTAAAGCAGGTACAGGGCTTCGTAAAGTCTTTATGAAGTTACACAAAGAGGGTCGTTCTTTTACTGAGATTTTAGATTTAGTTACTCAAGGTCAGTTCGGTTTAGAGCAAGCCCAAAAACTCGTTGGAGTTACAGCAGCCAATCAAATACTTATTCTTGCTAAGAACAAAGATAAAGTAGCAGAATTAACTAAAGAGTATCAAACTAATACTGGCAGATTAGATGAAATGGCTGAAGCGATGGGAGGAACAACCTTCGCTAAAGTTAAAAAGATGGAATCAGCTATCGAGGGGATGAAACTTGAGATGGGTGCTTTAATTGCTGATGCTATATTGCCTATTATACAAAAAATAACAGAATGGGCTAGTGCATTTCAAGATTTAGATGGTGGTACAAAGAAATTAATACTACAAATAGCTGGAATAGCAGCAGTTCTCGGACCACTTTTACTTACACTATCTTTAGCTACAGCAGCTTGGGGAGCAATGACTTCAGCTATAGCTTTAGTTACAGGTGGTATAAAATTATTAACTCTAGCTATAATGGCTAATCCTTTAGGGGCTTTAGCAGTTGTTGTAACAGCTTTAGCAGCTCATTGGTTAATTTTTAGAGATAACAATAGAGAGGCTAATAAAGAGTTAAGTGAAACTGAAGTAAAGGCTAAAAGTGCTGCCGATAGATTAGCTGAGATTAATGATGAATTAGATAGGTCGGGTAAAACAAGTTTAGATTTAAAAAGAGAAGAATTAGAGGCAAGCCTAAAACCTTTAAAAGAAAAAGCTAAAATATTAGCAGATGAAATAAAAAATGTACAAAAGGCTTTTGATGAAACTGGTGATTTAGAATTAATGAAAAGATTAGGTTCGTTAAGTTCTGAATACAGAGAAGTTGCTGAAACAGCAAATACTTATATTTCTACATTAAATAAAATTACTGAATTAGAAAAAGAGCAAGCAGATGCTTTAAATATCACTAATATAGAAGTAGAAGATTTAACCGATAACTATAAAGATGCTAAAACAGCAGCTCAAGGTTATATGGATGCTTTAGAAACTTCTGAGCCTGATGTAGATATGCCTCAGTTAAGAGGTGGTCGAATGGAAATGCCCGAACCAACAATACCTCTATCAAACCTTGAAAAAGGATTGTTTAAGGCAGGTGATTTGATTGGTAGATTTTTTGAAAAGTGGGGCGAGTCGATGAAAATGGTTGGTAGTATTTTCTCTAATATGCTTAACAATAAAATGATAGCTTTAGACAACTATCATAAAAGAGAAACTGAAGCAATCGCCAATTCAGGTATGAATAGTAAACAACAAGCTATAGCACAAGAGAAATTAGATAAAGATGTAGCTGCTAAGAAAGCTAAAATTCAAAGGAAACAAGCTATAGCCGAAAAAATGTCTGCGATAGCAAGTGCTATTATGAACACAGCAACAGCAGTTACTAAAACTTTAGGTGAGTTAGGATTTTTAGGTATTCCTATGTCCTCAATAGTTGCTGGTTTAGGGGCAGTACAAGTAGCTACAATAGCAGCCCAACCAATACCTCAGTTCGCTGATGGTGGGGTTGTATCAGGACCAACTTTAGGTTTAATGGGTGAATATTCAGGTGCTAGAAGTAATCCTGAAGTTATCGCCCCGTTAGATAGATTAAAGTCGATTATAGGCGATACAGGTAGTTCAAGTACAGTTATACCTGATGTAAGAATAACGGGTGATGATTTATTGATTGTGTTCGATAGAGCTAATAGAAGAAAAAATAGAAGATAGATATAGATGGCATACGGAGAATATAGAAATACTATTATAAAAGGTCAGGCTGGAACGACTTGGTATGTAAAAATTTATAAAAAGAACTTTTCAGGAAGTTCTACTGATATTAATTTAGCAGGAGAGGGTTTTGAATTAAAATGGACAGGGCAAGGAGGTACAAGAGATAGGCAGTTTTTAACTTCTGAATGTATTGTTAAATTTTATGTTGAAAACGCTACCGATGAATCATTTGTATATGATATATTTGACAAAGGAGATAAAGAATATTTCATAAGAATATATAAAAATGGATTAAGTAGAGGTAGTATATGGTGGTTTGGATGGGTACAACCTTCTTTTGATTCTATAGAAAACGCTCCTTTTCCTTATCCTGTAAGTTTAATTGCAACTGATTCAATAGGAGTTTATAAAGAGCGAAAAGATGATGTTTTAACTCAAACTAATTTATACAGTTCAGATAGAATAAATAATCACATTAACGATTTTGCAAATACAATGGATTTGTATGATTTATCGGGTGCTGATTTAGCTCCAACACCCCTAAATGAAACATTATTTAAAACAAGTATAGATTGGTGGCGAGATGGTGACACTTATCAATCAAATGACCCGTTTTATTTATATTATACTTGCCCAGCAGCTTATAGAGGTGATGTGCAAGGAAAACCTTTTAATTATAAAAAGTATGATGTTTTACAAGGGGCTTTACAAACATTTAATACTGTTGGTTATTTAAGTGA